CAGGGAAAAACACAAGAAAATACGAGAAGATTTGAGAAGATACCTTGAAAAGAAAGGAAAACTCAAAAGTCGGAAAAACCTGAAATATCAAGCGTTTGAGAAGAAATACAAGACTTAAATGGAGATATAAAAAGATGATTAAAGTATTATTTATTTGCCACGGCAATATACTGGCAACTCTCTAAAAAGTCTTGATTTATCGGGGAAAGGGAAGCTTCACAGTTCTGTTTTAGACCAGGTTTAGACCATTTGAAATGTGTAGAAAATAACGAAAAAAACATGCAGATGGGGAGCCTTGTTGCAAATATACTCATATAGAAAATTACACAACGGAGATAATTTTTGAGAGGAAAAATCATCCGGTGATGTGTGGAAATGTATCCATACGTCACCGGATGTTTTACGTTTCGGGATTTGATTCCTGATCGCGTTTCATGGCTTCATCGATTGCTCTATTGATAAAGGCAGTAGCACTTTCACCCATCTTTTCTGCGTGGTCTTTTATGATGGCACGCTTCTCTGGGGTGACACGAACCTTGATTTCAACGAAACGATCATTATATTTTTTGTTTGCTCTTCGACGAGCTTCGGTTAAGCCCTTATAGGAACCATTTTTCTCTTCACTCATGACAGCCTCCAGGATGTGTATTGGCAGATATGCCTGTAAAGAGTATAGCACAGATTGATACATAAGACTATGTAAGATTTTCAAAAAATAACATTTGATTGGAAAAGGAGACAAGCTTATGAAAAATCAGAAGATTAGAAGCATGAAGGTTCATGAACAGAGCGGATATAACTACAAGGCAACACCTACCATCATTCTTAAAGGGCAGTGGCTTAAGGAAATGGGATTTGAGATTGGTGATTACATCAGTGTCAGCTGTGAGGATGGGAAGCTGATTATTACTCCGGATGCAGAAAAGGCTACAATGGCAAAGGCAGAAACGGAATTCATGGAGAAGGAAATGAAGAAGCTCCAGAAGCGTTTTCAGGCAGAGAAAGAACAGCTCCATGCTCAGTTTGTGGCTGAAAGAAGCACTGAATATAACGGAAGAGAGGTGCAGTAATTATGGGAAAGATTATTGTTATCGGTTCACAGAAAGGTGGCGTGGGTAAAACCACGACCACACTTAATCTGGCGTATTCCTTGAGGGAAATGGGCAAGAAGGTATTGACGGTGGATTTTGATAGTCAGGCAAATCTGACTACCTGCTATGGAATAGAGGATACCGGTGCTTTGGAGTATAGCATTGGTCATCTGATGATGGCTCAAATTGAGGAAGAGTTACCAGAGAACTTGGAAGATTACATTCAAAGTAGAGAGGGCGTGGATTATATTCCATCATCCATTTACTTGTCAGTGGTAGATGCAAAGCTTAGAACAGAAATGGGTGCGGAGAGGATGCTAGCAGAGGTTTTGGAACCGTTGAAGAGCAGATATGATTACATACTGATTGATACCTGCCCGTCCTTGGGAATGCTTACCATCAATGCATTGGCTGCGGCAGATGAGGTGATTATTACAGTGAATCCTCAGCTTCTGGCGATGATGGGATTACAGGATTTTCTAAGAACTGTAGGAAAGATTAAGAAGCGAATTAATCCAAGACTGGAGATTGCAGGCATTCTTTTGACTATGTGTGAGAGCAGGACCACTCTTTGTAAGGTGCTGACAGAAGAAGTGACCGGAAGCTTTCAAGGGAAAATCAAAGTGTTTCAGACAAGGATACCGGCAACAGTCAAGGTAGGAGAGAGCATTTACTACAATATGCCGATTGCTCAGTATAGTAAAAAGGCATCTGCAGGAATCGCATATAGAAAATTTGCAAAGGAGATAATCGCGTATGAAGGCTAATTCAAAGAGAAAAGTATTTGGTGATGCAGTAGATTTGCTGATGGGCGATATGGAAAAAGTAGCAAGGCCAAGAGGTGTTCAGATGGTACCGGTGAAGAATATACAGCCGTTCCATGACCATCCATTTCATCTGTATGAGGGAGAACGCCTGGAAGATATGATTGCCAGTGTAAAGGAACACGGAGTGCTCAATCCGGTTATTGTACAGAAGCTTGATACCGGTTATGAAATGCTTTCCGGGCATAATCGTTGGAATGCTGCTAAGCTGGCAGGAATTAAGGAAATACCGGCAATAGTGAAGACCGATTTATCTGAGGAAGAGGCCTATGTGTATATAATCGAAACGAATCTGATGCAAAGGTCATTTTCGGATTTGGCAATATCGGAGAAGGCAGCGGTGCTGAAGGCAAGGTATGAGAAGGAAGCTTGTCAAGGAAAAAGAAATGATATTCTGGAAGAAATTGCTCGTCTAGAAGGCAAAGAGATTTTGATCACTCGTGGTCACGATGACCACAGGCTGAAAACCAGAGATATGATTGGCAAAGAATATGAATTGTCCGGTAGCTCTGTGGGAAGATTACTTAAGCTGAATGACCTCATCAAGCCATTTAAGGATATGGTAGATAGAGGTGCTCTTTATACAAAGGTGGCATTACAGTTGGCTTTCCTTCCTGAGAATGAGCAGACGATGGTATATGAGATTATGAAGGAGAAGAAAACCAAAATCACCATTGAGATGGTTATGAAGCTTAGAAGTCATTCTGGTGCTCTGACAGAGGCAATGGTAAAACGATATCTAAGCAAAGAACCTATCAAAAAGAAATGCTACAAGGTTCCTGCCAGAATTGTGGAGAAATACTTTGAGGGAATGGATCCGAACCAGGTGGACTCAATTGTAGAACAGGCATTGGAAGCCTGGTTCAGTAAGGAGGCTGCGAATGTTTGAACAGAAGAGCCTTAATAAGATTGATGGCGATTATTTCAATATCATAATTGCTGATAGTCAGGATGTGACGATACAGAGCAGGAATACCGGTCATTACTGGTACCTGCACTGTGCCGGATATCCTACAGAGGAAGCTTTGGTCATATTCCATAAGCATCGCTTTAAGGATGGATATCATCAGCACGGACACGCAAGAAATCTGAGACAGGCGATTAAGAGTATCGTGAGACACGATGATTATCAGTTGAATGTAAGAAAATGCGTATAACATAAAAGGCAGCGGTATCTTCGAAGTGAGGATACCGCTGTTTTCAGGTTAAGCAGGAAGCTTATTCACCGAAATAAAGTTTCTTTGCAAGAGCCTGGGCTGCTTTGATGTCAGCATATCCCTGGGATTTACCAAGACCTAATTCATCAAGAATCTGTCCTTTGGTGTAATCCTCGCAGATGAGATCGAGAATACGACCATACTTCGGATTGATTTCGTGGATCTTTTTTAAGAGATCCTGAATAATCATACGGAGCATAACGGTTTCTTCAAGATTCTCCGATGATGCAGGTTCAAAGCCTTTGCCATCTTCTGATACTGCTTCGTCCATAAACTGATCAAGAGAGAGAACATCATCTGACTTAAAAGATGCAAAGTGTTCTCTGACATCGGTATTGAACTGTTTAAGGGCAGCAGGCTTGTCCTCAATTTTTACGGGAGCAAATGCTACCAGAACCTTGTTAGGTCCGATATGCCAGGTCTCAAGGTTGTCCTGGCACATATTGAAGTGTTTCACCATTTCCCAGTCCACGCGGATTGGTACGAGGCATTCTCCCGGATGAAGTGGGAGATTGTTGTAGCTGCGACGGTTGTCGTAGTTGTGGTTGTCGTTGGTTGACTGATGATTATCAGTAGTTGTCTGTACATTTGCATTGATTTCCATATCGTGCGGTCTCCAGTGTCCGCTGAATGCGGAACGAAGGCTTCGATATGAAATTCAGATAAGCATCGATTGTCTTATTCATGGCACGTCTCCGTTCCGTAAAATAAGCAAATCAGGCTTCTTGGCCCCTGATGCGGTTGATAGGTTCATCACGCCACAACTCTAAGAAGATGCCGCGTCCGGCAGTTGCTTTGTGATGTAAAGGCATTAGAACACTCTTGAGAAATAAGCTTTTTTGATGTATACTTAGATATGAATAAGTGGGATTGAGTCTGGTTGAGCTGATATAGTAATGAGTTCAAATCCCTTCTTCTTGTACCTCAGAGGTATTGCCTTTATATTGAATATTTTAGATTAGGTCGGGGAAAAGTTCCCTGACAGGGAAACAGACATTTCACGATAGTTCGCGGACATTTCACGGACAATACAGACAGAGAAAAGAGGTATTGATAATTGAGGCTAAAATTCGATGAGTTCTTCTTGAATTTTTATATATCAAGATCCTCTGGCGGATTGACGAACCACAGAGCAAAGAAAAAGATAGTGGAATTTTTAGTGAAGTCAGCGATTCCAGAAGATAGCTGGGAATTGCTTCCGACATCAGACAGCAGTTATGAGAAGTGGTTAAATGGAACCAGAACTTTCAATCCTGCAGTGTGGCAAGAAATCGCAGAGAAATATGATGAAAATAGATTTTTGGAGATAGTTATCAGGGAATTAAACGATAATGCCCTGGTAACAGTAATGGACAGATTTGGAATAAAAGTTTCTACGGTCAATGAAATTGATAAGGAGCTTTTTACTGTAGCAATAGGTCAGCAGCTTCGTGAAATCGCAAGAGGAACAGGAAGTGCTGAGAAGGTTGTTCAGAATATTTATTCCAACACGGAGAGCAAAGAGATTTTTCCGGTATATAAACAAAAAGCTCTTGCAGAGTATTCAAAGGTAAAGACTAATTTTTCTGATGAACTCTGCGAAATGAAGGATGTGTTTATCTGTAACACACTGAGTACTATTGATAGTGCGTATTCGAGAAGAGGTATGCCAGCCAGAGGTACAGTGATACAGGATGCTACTCTTGATAAAATAGCTGAGCAATCCAATATGGTAGCTCTTATTGCCAATGGCGGTATGGGTAAATCTATGATGCTTAGACACCTGTTTGTAGAATCGATGAAGAAGTATTCTGAGACAGGTGTTATGCCAATACTGGTGGAACTGAGGGATTTTAGATTTGCCGGATGTGATCTGCTTAGCTGCATTGTTAAATCTGTTAGCATGTTTGATCCGTCTTTCAATGATGAAGCGGCAGACAAGGTTTTGAGAGCAGGTAAATGTCAGATTCTTCTGGATGGATTGGACGAAATAGATCCTTCTGACATGGCAGCATTTCAGCATAGGTTGCGAGAAATGATAAAGATTTATCCGATGAATCAGTATGTCATTACATCCAGAGAGTGTGATGTAGCAAAATCGATTGGATTTAGAAGCAGGCTGTATTTGATGCCATTTGATGATAGACAGACAGGAGATCTGATAGACAAACTTATTAAGGATGATGGCGTAAAGGCAGAACTTACCAGAAATTTGAATGAAGGATATCTGAATAAGCACGGAGAATTTGCTTCCAATCCAATGCTGCTTACCTTCTGTATCATGAATTATCCGTCATATCAGTCGTTTTATGATAGACCACATGAGTTTTACCGTTCTGCATACGATACGATTTTATCGGACCACGATATGGAAAAAAGCCCTTTAGACAGGGTATTTCGGAGTGCAGACAGTCAGGATGATTTTACAGACGTGTTCAGGGAATTTTGTGCTATATCGTACGTGGAAAGAAAATTTCAGTTCAATAAAATGACTTTTGAAGCCATCTTTAAGAAATTGAAATCAACGAAGCAGGTAGCCAATCCGAGAATCATGAACAAGACGAATTTCCTTCATGATGCGTGCGCTACGGCATGTATGATGTATGAGGCAAAGTCGGATATCTTATACATAGATCCGGGATTTCAACAGTTTTTGTTTGCTGAATATAATTATTTTGCAGAACCAGATGAAGTAGAAGCGATGGGTAGAAAGCTGTGGACGGTGCCGGAATCGGAATTCAATGGCGGTATAGCTTTTGAAATGCTCTATGAACTTTCAGATGAAAAGGTTGAGGTATGTTTGGATCTGCCTTATCTGGATATGATATTCAAAGATAAGGCGGAAGAGGAATCCTTTAATGCATTCTTGGTACATGGATTCCGTGAGATAAAGAGTGCATTGATTGACAGGGCTGTTATAGAAGAATGCGAGCAGAAAAGCGGCATTATCGGGAAATATGCTATCGCAAGCAAAAGTGAGCCAAAGTCAGTCATCTTATCAATGATGCTTAAGCGTTTGAATATGGATATGGATAATCCGTCAGCAATGGTGGCTCCGATGATTGATATGGAAACTCTTTATCCGGAGGCTGAAAGCAGGGTGATTATTGGAGAGAAGGTTTTTGACCAAAACACACAGAAATATTCCTTGAATCTCAGAAAAGTAGAAAGGGATAAGATAGAGAGATTAGAAGACTGCGATTTTGTACTTACGGATGATGCTGGAAAGGTCATTACTTTTGGATATGAATATAAAGCCGACATGAGTCATCTGGAAAAGAGACTTGCAAGATATATGGCGTTGTTTACCCTTATCAAAAGTGATGAGGTTATCAAGAAGAAATACGAACGGCTCAAAGCATATTATGATGAGCTTGTAGAGAAACATAGAAACAGTGAGTTTTAATGGAGGGATTATTATTGGACACTAACATGGCTAATATTAATGATGTGGAAAGATGGCTTAGTTTGGAAGAAATCTCTAAGCATGTAGGATGCAGTAAAGATACAATTCGTGCCTGGATAAAAAAAGATACAATTCCATATCACAAAGTAGGAAGAATGTACAAATTCAAAATATCAGAAGTTGATGCATGGATTGAAAGCGGCCAGAGTGCCGACGCTGACAAATAATTAGAAAACGGAGGTCGATACAATGGTCGATACTAAGAAAGAACAGGAACGAGAAGAACTGCATCGCGCGATTTGGGCAATTGCTGATGAATTGCGTGGAGCAGTAGATGGATGGGATTTCAAGAACTATGTTCTTGGTACTATGTTCTATCGATATATTTCCGAGAATATCACTGCTTACATTAACAGCGGTGAGATCGAGGCTGGAAATACAGAGTTTGATTATGCAAAGATGACAGATGAAGAGGCAGAAGAAGCACGTGAGGGCTTGGTTCAGGAAAAAGGTTTCTTTATTCTTCCAAGCGAGCTTTTCTGTAATGTTAGAGCGAGAGCCAGTCTGGATGAAAACCTGAATGAGACTCTGGAGAGAGTATTCCGTCATATTGAGGAATCTGCCCAAGGCAGCCAGTCTGAAAATAGCTTTGCGGGACTGTTTGATGATTTTGATGTTAACAGTAATAAGCTGGGAAGTACTGTAGCCAAGAGAAATGAAAGACTTGTAAAACTGCTTGATGGTATAGCCGCAATGAATCTTGGTTCTGTTAAGGATCACGATATTGATGCTTTTGGAGATGCATATGAATATCTCATGACCATGTATGCTTCAAATGCAGGTAAATCCGGTGGAGAATTCTTTACTCCAGCAGATGTGTCGGTTCTTCTTACAAGACTTGGAACTGTTGGAAAGACAACCATAAATAAGGTATATGACCCTGCGTGTGGTTCTGGATCATTGCTTTTGAAAGCAGAAAAGCTTCTTGGAAAAGAGGCTGTTATGAATGGCTTCTTTGGCCAGGAGATCAATATTACTACATATAACCTTTGTCGTATCAATATGTTCCTGCATGATATTGGTTTTGATAAATTTGATATTGAATGTGAAGATACCTTAACTAATCCTCAGCACTGGGATGATGAGCCTTTTGAACTGATTGTTTCAAATCCACCGTACTCTATTAAATGGTCCGGAGATGATAATCCACTGCTTATCAATGATCCGAGATTTGCGCCTGCGGGTGTGCTCGCTCCTAAGAGCAAAGCAGACCTTGCATTTATCATGCATTCACTTTCCTGGTTAGCACCTAATGGAACAGCTGCAATCGTATGTTTTCCTGGAATTATGTACCGTGGTGGAGCAGAAAAAAAGATTCGTCAGTATTTAGTAGATAACAACTACATTGATTGTATAATCCAACTTCCGAGTAATCTGTTCTTTGGTACGTCTATTTCTACGTGTATCATGGTGCTGAAAAAGGGAAAAGTCGATGACAAGATACTTTTCATCGATGCATCAAAAGAATTTGTCAAAGTTACAAATAATAATAGACTTACTCAAGAAAACATCCAGCACATAATGGATACCTATGTTCAGAGAACAGAAATTGTCCATTATGCACATGTTGCTTCACATAAAGAAGTAGTTAATAATAACTATAATTTGGCGGTGTCAACATATGTTGAAGAAGAAGATACTCGTGAAGAAATTGACATAGAGGATCTGAAAAATAGAATTCAAGATATTGTACAGCAAGAAGATGAGTTAAGACGAGATATTGAATCGATAATTCGAGAAATTGAAGGTGGTACAGAATGAGTAATATAGATACTTTAATTAAAAAACTGTGCCCAGACGGAATTCCAGTAAAAAAGCTGGGCGAGGTTGTTAAATTTTTAAACGGAAGAGCTTACAAAAAAAACGAATTATTAGATGAGGGTAAATACCCGGTACTGCGTGTGGGTAATTTTTTTACTAGTGAGAAGTGGTACTATTCTGACCTAGAATTGGATGAGGACAAATATTGTGAAAATGGGGATCTACTATATGCATGGGCTGCATCACTAGGTCCAATGATTTGGAGTGGAGAAAAAGTAATCTTTCATTATCATATTTGGAAATTGATTTTTGATGAATCTATATTAAATAAACAGTACTTATATCATTTCCTGAAAAATGATGTGGATGAGATTTATAACTCATTAACCCATTCAACAATGCCACATGTTTCTATGGCAAATATGAAAGAACGACTGATTTCTGTTCCTCCTATCGAGGTCCAGTTAGAAATAGTGAGCATGTTGGATGAACTGGATATGTACGAGAGTTCTTTGATGGATAAACTTGAAGAAGAAAAGTGCTTACGAAAAGAACAGTTTGATGCATATGCCATCAGATTGCTAACTGGAGAGAATGAAGGAAAAGAATACGAAAACGTTGAGCTTAAGCAGATTGCTAAGTTCTCATATGGATATACAGATAAGGCAAAGGACGCAGGATCTGTAAGGTTTATCCGTATAACAGATATTGATGAAAATGGATTTTTAAAGAATAATGATGCAAAGTATATTGATTATTCAGAAGATGTTGAAAAATATATGCTTCATAAAGGGGACATTGTTATGGCCAGAACGGGGGCTACCTATGGTAAGACATTGTATGTTCCGAATGATGAACCAGCAGCATATGCGTCATTCTTGATAAAAATTAGTTTTGATAATTCGATTATGGATAACAAGTTTTATTGGTTTTTTACTAGAACTCAGATGTATTGGAAGCAAGCGAATAAATATGTGTCCACTGGTGGGCAACCGCAATTTAACACTGGAGCAATAGGAAGGGTTTGCGTGCCCGTTCCACCTCTTATTGAGCAGAAGATGATTTGCGAGAAGCTTGAAAAACTAGATACAGCATTTAGAAAGATGATAGCTCTTTTAGAAAATGAGATTCTTCTTCGGCAGAAGGAATTAGCATATTATAGAAAAAAGTTATTATCATAGGGGAGATAAAATATGATTATTGAAAAAGGAATAAACATTCTGCTTTTTCGATTCAAAGATTATCGTAGATACAGTTTCATTGAAGAACATACACAAGTTCTAAATGAAGAAGGGCACGTGTGGATATTAAAGAGTGGAAAAATACCAGATGTGCGAAAATTGGAAAGAATCAAAGATGATGGAGGGTTTATTATTCTTAAAACCCCAAAAGCAGAAGGAAATAATTATTATTTGGCACAGTTTGATTCAATGAGCAATAATGGGCCAGACGATAATGCGTACCCGAGTTATTACAAAAGCTATTTGGATGAGGAAAACAACAACGGGATATGGATTAGAATTACACGATTGACCAAGATTAAAAAAGAAATTATCAATAGGCTTGTTTTGGCGAATGGTGAAAAACCTGTATTAGATGTAATTAACAAAACTATGACATCATTCATGTTTGTAAAAACCACGGATGAAATAGAAACATAGGAGGTGAAGAACGTGCCATTTTTTAATATAGTTGCAGCAACAAATGAAAATACTGTTGTAACTGAATATGAGCCAGTGAAGTCAAGGTCTGATTCATATCAGTCCGAGGCTGAGTTGGAAAAGGAATTCATACGCCTTCTTTGTGAGCAGGGTTATACATATTTACCTATCCATACAGAAAAGGATCTGATTGCGAATCTGCGTGAGAGATTAGAAGAACTGAATAATTACATGTTCTCAGATTCTGAGTGGGATAGATTTTTCAATGAGGCGATTGCAAATCCGAATGACAAGATAGAGGACAAGACCAGGAAGATACAGGAGGACTTTGTCCAGGTATTAAAGCGTGATGATGCACTTACCAAGAATATTCTGCTTATTGATAGAAAGAATATTCACAATAACAGACTGCAGGTAATTAACCAGTACGTTATTGGAACTGATCAGGGAGCCAAGCATGATAACAGATACGATGTTACGATTTTGGTAAATGGTTTTCCACTGGTGCATGTGGAATTGAAGCGTAGAGGTGTTGCTATCCGTGAAGCATTCAATCAAATTAACAGATATCAGAGAGATTCATTCTGGGCAGGATGCGGCCTGTTTGAGTATGCTCAGATATTTGTAATCTCTAACGGAACCAACACAAAGTATTATTCTAACAGTACACGTTTTAATGCGATTAAAGATGCTACTTCTGGAAAGACAAAGAAGGAAAAGACAAGCAATAGCTTTGAATTTACATCGTTCTGGGCTGATGCCAATAACAGAGTGATTCCGGATCTCATTGACTTTACGAAGACATTTTTTGCGAAGCATACTATTCTGAATATTCTTACAAAGTATTGTGTGTTTACGTCTGAGAATATGCTGATGGTTATGAGACCATATCAGATTACTGCTACAGAGAGAATTCTTAATCGTATTGAGATTGCACATAATTACAAGAAGTATGGAGATATCGCAGGTGGTGGATATATCTGGCATACTACCGGATCGGGCAAGACTTTGACATCATTTAAGACAGCAAGACTTGCATCGAACCTAAGCTTTGTTGATAAGGTGTTGTTTGTTGTAGACCGTAAGGATCTGGATTACCAGACCATGAAGGAGTATGACAGATTTGAAAAGGGTGCTGCCAATAGTAACTCTTCAACGGTTATTTTAGAGAGACAGCTTAGAGACAGTAAATCTCATATCATTATTACCACCATTCAGAAACTATCATCATTCATCAAGAAATACAAAGAGCATGCTGTTTATAATAAACAGGTAGTTATAATTTTTGACGAATGCCATCGTAGCCAGTTTGGTGATATGCATGCTGCGATTGTGCGTAGTTTTAAGAAGTATTATATGTTTGGCTTTACCGGTACTCCGATATTCCCGGCGAATTCTGGTGCAGTAAGAAATCCGAAATTATTTACCACAGAGCAGACATTTGGAGATCAGCTTCATACATATACGATTGTAGATGCCATCAATGATAAGAATGTACTTCCATTCCGTGTTGATTATATAAAGACTATGGATACGGATGCAGATATTGATGATGAACAAGTGTGGGATATTGATCGTAAGAAGGCATTTGAAGCACCTGAACGTATTGCTTTAATCGCAAAATATATATTAGAACATTTCGATCAGAAGACTTACCGTGGAGATAAGACCTATGTTTATAGCACACTGACTAATATAGCTGAGGTTGCATCTGCTGACAGAGGCAAGGTGGAAGAGATAAAACAGAAGCAGAGAGTAAGTGGATTTAATTCTATCTTTGCTGTTTCATCTGTGCCGATGGCAAAGCTTTATTACGATGAGTTCAGAAGACAGATAAAGGCTGATCCGACAAAGAACCTTAAAATTGCGGTTATTTACAGCTATGGTGCGAATGAAGAAGAGGCAGATGGAATTCTGGATGAAGAAAATCCGGAGGATACATCAGCACTTGACCAAACGGCAAGAGATTTTCTTGATTCAGCAATTCTGGATTATAATCAAATGTTCCATACAAACTATGACACTTCCAGTGATAAGTTCCAGAACTATTATAAGGATGTGTCCCTTCGTATGAAGAATAAGGAACTGGATCTGCTGATTGTAGTAAATATGTTCCTTACTGGTTTTGATGCTACTACACTGAATACATTATGGGTTGATAAGAACTTGAAAATGCATGGCTTGATTCAGGCATTTTCACGTACTAACCGTATACTGAATAGTATTAAGACTTTTGGTAATATTGTCTGCTTCAGAAATCTGCAGAAGAGAGTGGATGCCGCTATTTCGTTGTTTGGAGATAAAAATGCTGGTGGTATTGTTCTGATGCAGAGTTTCAAGGACTATTACTACGGGTATGAGTCTGTTGATGGAAAGCAGATGCCGGGTTATGTTGATATGATAGAGGACTTGAATAACAAGTTCCCTTTGTCTGAGCCGCAGATAATAGGAGAGCAGAATCAGAAAGATTTCATAGCTTTATTTGGTGCGATTCTTAGAATGAGAAATCTTCTTTTATCATTTGATGAGTTTGCAGGTAAAGAAGGCATTACAGAAAGAGACCTTCAGGATTACCTTGGAAGATATCAGGATCTGAGAGATGAGTGGAAGCGTAAACGTGAAAACGGCGAAATCACAGACATTATCGACGATATTGTTTTTGAAGTTGAACTGATTAAGCAGATTGAAATTAATATTGATTACATCCTTATGCTGGTTAAGAAATATCATGATACACATGGGGAAGATAAGGAACTGCTTATTACTATCAGAAAAGCAGTTGATGCCAGTCTCGAACTGAGAAGTAAAAAGGCTTTGATAGAAACATTTATTGCCGGTATTAACGATGTGGATGATGTTATGCTGGAATGGCAGGATTACATCGTTGCTCAGCGTGAGAAGGATTTAATTATCATTATTGAGCAGGAGAAACTGAAACCGGATGAAACACGTAAGTTCCTAGAGAATTGCTTCCGTGAAGGAGAGGTAAAGACAACCGGAACAGATATAGATAAATTGTTGCCTCCTGTCAGTCGATTTGGTGGAGGCGGTGCCAGAGCTAAAAAGAAAAAGACGGTCATCGAAAAACTCATGGGGTATTTCGAGAAGTATTCCGGGCTTGGCGTTGTTGCATTTAAGGCAAAACAGGAGGAAGATAAGGTTATAACTTATGACTTTGCTAAAACTCCAGTATATATGGTAGCAGAGGAACCTGCTGAATATGGCAAAAAAGAAGATTAAGGGGTGAAGCTATAGAACGTGCCAAAGATAGATGAAAGAATACGTGATATTGACAAAACGATTTGCCAGAATATAGATTTGATAGATTTTGAGACGGTTTCAAGAGCTTTGGTATCGCAGAATCTACTGAGCCAGTCGAGAAATCTTGTAGAGCATGTTGCTGTAAAGGCATATGCGGATGCAAAAGGTGAAGATTTGGAAGCAGACTGGGAAACTATCCCAGCTGCTACCGAATATATCAAACACCATAATAAGTTCCAATTTTTGCGAAAGTTTCATAATTTTCTGCAGGAATCCAAGTCTCATTATACACCTGATGGAGAAGGTGCTGAGAGACTTGTATTGAAATATTATAAGTTTTATATGATATTGAGAAATTTTGTGAAGCAAGAATATCAGATGGATATCCTTCACAACCTTGAGAAATTTCCTATAAATACGGATCATGCGGTTCAAGAATATCATGACAAAATTGCAGAGCGACTGGAGCTTAGGAGAGAAATCAGGGATCTCACTCACAATCCAAGAATGTATGTACACAAGGTAGTGCCTTTTGTGTCTGGAGAGGCTGTGTACTATGAAATAGTATTGACTCCAGCATATGATACGACAAGTAAGTTTGATAGATTTGTATGCTATTCAAAGATAATGATTCCATCACATTATTCAGCTAAGATGGATATTTATTACGAAACCATTGAAGTGAATGGAAGGAAAATGCCGGTAAATATTCTTACAGACTTTATGGTATCTATCAGACCGTGTGAGCTGAATAATTTTGCAAAGATTTTCGGAGATGATATCAAAATGTCACCGAGCCACTCTGAATATATAGGAATGATGCAGTATCTCTCTAACTCCGGTGCGAGTCTGTTGGATATAGTGACCGCTCCGAGAGATATTTATAATCTTATAAAGCAGAAGATGTTTGGAAAGAGTCAGGTGCATTATTTTGAAAATGTTTTGGATAAATGCAGGAGATTAATCAGAACTAAGGGCGCAGGCTCTACGACAGTAAGATATCTACTTCATACCTTGAATAATAAAGTGATAAAGAATCAGCTGGGTAGCGGTAGTTGTTGGAAGTTATCTGATTTGTATCTTGATTGGGGATGTATACCATTTGATCAGATGCCTTTTGCAACATCATTAAGACAGCATAACCCAGAGAGTGCAGAGTTATTTGGCAGTTTGTCAGCAGATAACAGGAAGCATGAGTTTGTTGCCAGATACATGCTTTCCAATATGAGTACCAATGCTGTCTTATATACGCCTGTGAAAGAAGTAGAAGAATATACAGATAATCTGGATGCTGAAATAACGGCATTCAATAATCGTTTGTATTTCAAACATACCAATAGGCGGATTGAGAAGTTTGGTCAGAGTTTATATATTCAGGGAGCATTTCAAAATACAAAGAAGATTATTGATAAGCTTAAGGAAATGTCGACAGAGGGCATTCCAGAATATCAGGAAGATGTCAGCTTTTGGTTGGATCTGATTGCTGATGTGGACAGTGAAGAGAAGAAAAATATACTACAGAATATGTTTGATAAGACCAAAGTGTCTTTAATTTACGGTGCAGCCGGTACCGGAAAAACATATTTGATTAACCACATTGCCAATTATATGAGTGAGAAATCCATTCTGTTTTTGGCTAATACAAATCCAGCAGTTGAAAATCTGAGACGTAAAGTTACCGCAATAGATCCACAGAAATGTGAATTTATGACGATTAAGAAATTCCTTATGTCGAGGTATAATCGTACCGATTACGATATTCTTGTAATGGATGAGTGCAGTATGGTTAGTAATTCTGATATGGCAGATATTATCGATAAAATCTCTTGTGAGATCATGATGCTGGTAGGCGATACATATCAGATTGAATCCATAACCTTCGGTAACTGGTTCTCAATGGCAAAGTACTTTGTTCCGGCATACGCATGGAATGAATTAGAAAAGCCATATAGAACAAGGGATGAACATTTGCTGGAGTTCTGGAGAAAAGTAAGAAATCTGGATGATGATTTGACAGAATATATTGTTAATCATCGTTATTCTACCAGTTTGGATTCATCGGTGTTTGATAAGAAGTCAGCGGATGAGATTATTCTTTGTCTAAATTATGATGGCCTTTATGGCATTAATAATATCAATAGATTTTTACAAGAGAATAATAAGTCGAAAGCATACCGCTGGGGGCTTTGGACATTTAAGGTTGGAGACCCTATTTTGTTCAATGAGTCGGAACGATTTATGCCAGTTCTTTACAATAATTTGAAAGGAAAAATTGTTGATATTTCATTGGATGAAGAAGAGGACTGCATATGGTTTTCTATCAAGGTCGAGAAGGAAATCTCAGAAGATGAGGTATGGCATACAGATTTGAAATTATTGGAATCGGATGAAGAAGGTAAATCAATTGTGAAGTTCCGTGTTACAAGGAAGAAAGATTCTGATGATGACAAGGAATTTGCGGATGATACAGATATTCCATTCCAAATAGCTTATGCTGTTTCTATTCATAAGGCGCAGGGTTTGGAATATGATTCGGTCAAAGTGATTATCACAGAAGAAGTGGATGAAATGATAACTCATAATATTTTCTATACTGCGATAACACGGTCTAAAAAGCATCTGAAAATCTATTGGAGTCCAGAGACTCAGGAGAAGGTTATCGGTGGATTCGAATTGGCTGATGCAAAAAGAGATGCATCAATTTTTAAAGCACAGACAGGAATGCGGATGTATAAAGTGAGGTAGGTGCACTAAAATGTGATTTGCAGCCTGTTTGGACTGCTGATAGATATGAATGAAAATATAAACAATGGAAGGGGGATATTGTTGCAGACATTATATATATTCGGCAATGGTTTTGATATAGCACATGGAATAAGAACGCCATATGCAGCTTTTAGAGAATTTTTGAAAGAGAATCATGAGTCTTTTTTAACTACTTTCGAAAGTATGTATAATATTCAACCCTTAGATGATACGGAACCCTGGTATACGAAAGAGGCTCAGGAAAGATGGGATAAGTCGGTTATTAATGATTTGTGGTGGAGTTTTGAAGAAAAAATAGGTCATCCGGATGTTGAGGGAATGTATGATTCTGCTTATTCTATGGTAGATACAATGCCTGTGGATGGCATAATTGATACTATGAATGTATACTGGAGGGAACAATACGGATTTGTAGATAAACTCCAAAAGTACGTATTAGAATGGTTACAAACTATTGATACATCCCAAGCTATGTGTAAAAAAGATAGTCTCATTAATAACAGAAATGATCTGTTTATGAGTTTTAATTACACAGATACTCTTGAAAAGGTTTATGGCATAAAAGACGTACTTCATCTGCATGGAGGTATCCCATCATGTTGTGAAATAGCCCCTATAATGGGACATGGAAATAAGTACATAATTGATTCATATCGTAGGAAAGCAAAAGAGGCGCAGGAGGAATATGTTGAATGGTATGAAAGCATATGTACTGCAATTGCTGATTTTTGTGAGTCGTTGTATAAGGATACGGATGCGATAATAAATGAGAATGATGATTTCTTTTCAGCTTTGTGGGATGTTAATCAAGTTGTATGTCTGGGATTGTCTTTTGGTGATGTTGATGTTCCATACCTTGATAGAATTGAATATGAAGTTCGACCAGAAACAAAATGGTTGGTTTACTATCATAGTGATGAGGATCTTAAGCGCCTGAAAAGCGTTTTTGGAATTACAGGCATTTCAAGAAAGTTTGAAGTATACTTTCGTAAAAGTGATAACTTCTGGGATAGGTGAAAGTAGGTGACTTCTTTGGAATTAATAGATGAGATTGAAGAACTAATTATGATGCATCAGGAAGGTTCTTATTGGGATTTCAAGCGGGAGTGGTATGATGATAGTAAGGATGGAGATCTGCTTATTGATATAATTTGTATGGCTAATAATCTGGTGGATAGAGATGCGTATATTATTATTGGTGTCAACGAAGAATGTGATTATGCTATACATGATGTGTCACAGGATGCAAATCGTAGAAATACGCAGATGCTTACAGATTTTATCAGAGGTAAGAAATTTGCAGGTGATTTTCGCCCGGTTGTTACTGTGGAGCAAGTACACTTGGATGGTGGGCTGGTAGATGTTATTGTGGTTCATAATAGTATAAATACACCATATTACTTGAAAGAAAAGTATAAGGGAATATTTGCTAATAATATTTATGTAAGGCTTCAAGATAGTAATACACCAGTTGATAAATCTGCTGATTTTCATCATGTTGAGTATCTTTGGAAGAAAAGATTTGGAATGCTGCTTTCACCAATTGAAAAAGTGAAGTTGTATCTGAAGCATCCTGAACATTGGGCGAACAGTCCAGCAAGCGAAGATAAGAAATACTATAAGTATGCTCCGGAATTTACGATTGATCATACTTATGAACCGGAGGATGGTAGGGATGGTTATGAGTACTATTTGTTTGCCCAGACCGATTCAAGACCGCATTGGAGTGAAATAAGAATATGTTATCACCAGACTGTTTTGGCAGAGCTTGGTGGGGTGATTCTTGATGGTGGTAGGTATTTTACTGCAACACCGGATAGGGATGGAATATCGCTTACAGAATATCATAATTGGGATGTGCCGTATCGTTATATGGTAAAAGGAAATCTAAATCACTTGGTACATGAATTTTATTATGTAGATGATGGTGATGAAGCGCGGCATTCACATAATGAATATGAAGGGTGTATTTTAATATTTGAGGATGAAAAAGAACATCAGCGATTCAAAATATATGTCAGAAAAAACTGGGATAGAAAAGATGAATTTGTAAATGATATATGGATTCCACATATGGAACAACTACCAGGTTATAATATGGATGCCTTTCGTGAAGAGTATCTGAATGTGCAGATTCTTAGAAGGATGCTTCAAGAGTTTAGAAATAATGGTAATACAAAGAATTGATATATTAAGCGGCCTCTGGATAACACCGGAGACCGCTATCCTTTTAATCTTTTTTATAAAAATTAGTTTCATACCCATCGCCTCTAATCAGGATATCAGGCATCCAGTTTGGAGACCTACTCATGATATTGCAGATGGATTTGTAATCAACATCTTGGCTACATTCGATGATAAGCTCATCATGGACATGACCGCAGATGAAACAGTAGGAGAGGTTACGCATGGCAAAGCAGAGAAGATCTCTGGAGACTGCTTGCACGATGTTCTCTACGAATTTCGGACCGTAGCTTTCAATTCTTTCCCATTTCTTGGTAGAACCGACACCTTCATAGGTTACGGATTCACCGCCGAATCGATTTTCTCCGATGCGAGGCTTAACGTAGCTAAGAGTTCTACCGGAAGGAAGCTTGATGAAGAGCATACCGCTTCGACATAAGAATTTGATTCCGTTTACCTCTGTAGGAATCTTCATTTTGATAGTAGTCTTTACGGCATTATCTACATTCCACCAGAAGGCAGTAATATTTGGATTGGATGCACGCCAGGAGTCAACCAATGGCTGAAGTTCATCCTCTGTTAATCCCATATCCAAGGCACCCATGGAAATAAGGGCACCGACGGAACCACCGTATCCTAAGGCAAGCTCAGCGATTTTACCCTTCTGTCTGAGGTGTGAGTTTACACCGTGCTTTTCAACCGGAACACCAAACATCTGACTGGCAGAAGCACAGTAGATATCTTTGCCTTCTGTAAATACTTTGGAACGCCAGGATTCACCGGCGAGGTGTGCTAGAACTCGGGCTTCGATAGCAGAGTAGTCGGATACTACGAATTTATATTCCGGCCGTGCAATAAATGCTGTACGGATTAGCTGACTCAATGTATCGGGAATATCATCGTAGAGAAGTTCCAGAGTTTCATAATCACCGGTACGGACAAGTTCACGTGCCTCAGCCAGGTCATTCATGTGATTTTGTGGAAGATTCTGTAACTGGATTAAGCGTCCGGCCCATCTTCCTGAGCGGTTTGCTCCGTAGAACTGAAACATACCGTGAGCCCTGCCATCCTTGCAGACTGTATTTTGCATTGCCTGGTATTTCTTCACAGAAGATTTTGCAAGCTGGAGCCTGAGTTTAAGTGCAGCAGCCACATCACCGTCGGTATTTTTTATCATAGCTGCCACATCTTTTTTACCAAGGGATTCAGCCTCAATGCCGTTATCAGAGAGCCACTGCTTCATCTGAACTACTGAGTTTGGATTATCAAGGTTAGTAATATTCTGCATAGCAATCATAAGCTCTGCTTTGGACTTTTCATCAAATGCAATAGCATTTTCTACCACATCCATATCCAGCATAATTCCGCGGTCATTGATTTCCTGGTCGAGATGGTATTCTTCCCATACGAAGTCAGGAACCGGGAATTTAGATAATCTCTGTTTAATCGCCATTTCTACGTCAACATCACGTTTGTTATAGGTTTTGAAGGTTTCCCATTTATCAGGGGCATGCTCTGGAAGATTTCTGGTTCTGCCGCCATTTACCTTAGTCGGCTTGCAAGGGCAGCAGAAGTATTTGATGAGATCTTTGCCTTCCTTCATTTTCTGATCTTGTAGTTTAAGGACTGCACCGACACCTTCAAGGGAGAGCGGTAAGCCCATATAGGCTGACCATATCATGGTACACTTCCATGAGGCTGGATCCAGATATTTGGAAGCAGGATCTTCCGGAATACTGTAGCCTTTGAAATGCGCAGGGTGATGTTTTCTAAGCCAGTTGGATAAACAGATTCTTTCAAAATTGGCATTGAAAGCCCACTTTGTAACTGTATCATCAGATAATGCTGTAAGGATATCATCGGGAATGGTATCGCCACAGGCAAGGTCAAATACCTGTACTTCACCACCATCAATAGATACGCCAAACAGTAGTATTTCAAAATTATCAGACTCAGCGTATTTATAGGCTCCACATTTGGAGATATCAACATCGCTGTAGGTCTCTAAATCAATTGACATTTCTTTTATCATAATCTCATTCCTTTACAAAAAGGGCAGCAGCACCGGGGAGTACTGCCGCCTTGATTTTAGTTTCCTTTTGGGGTCTGTTCTTTTGGCTGGAACCATTTTGCTTTTGGGAAAAGCCAGTGAAGGAAACGTTTTGCAACACCCAGGAACCACTTCCAGATTGCAGCAAGTCCCATTAACCAGAAGCCAGCTAAGAGGCCTAAAAGGGATCCGCGGATAATAGCATCTAATATTTCATTAATAGAATCCATAGTCATAATATTTTACCTACTTTCTAAGATTGTCACAGGCGGCAGCAGTATTACCACCGCCTGCTTGGTTGTCGTTGTTACATTTGATTATTCAAGGAAATCATCTTCTTCATCAGATGCGAAATCATCCTCAGCTCTAGATTTCCCACCGAGGGGTTCACCATCTCTAATCTTCTGGAGATTGTTAAGTCCACAGGCGATACCCTTGTTTCCGTTGCTGTTGAAAGCGTAGAGATTGATGGAAGCTCTGCCGTAAACACCGGAATATACTTCGGATCTCTCAAGGATAGGCTGACGGTCTGCATCGACGATGCCAGGCGCAGAAGCGCTGTTAGCATTGATGAAATATGCATTTGCATAAGCCGGATCGTCAGGTCTCTCTAAATCACCGTCACGAAGAGGTGTTTTGAGGATGGAGAGTGCAGGAACGGTCTTACCATTTCCCTTAAGCTTGCTCTGGCCTTCCTCATAAGCGGCTTCGATAGCTGCCTTGATTTTGTTAACGGTTACGGTGTCTGACTTGGGAATGATGAGAGAGACACTGTACTTCGGTGCGCCTCCGTTGATGCTCTTAGCATCCCATACATTCGCATAGCTCCAACGTGTGTTTATTCCTGTAATTACCTTTGTAGGGTTCTGAATCTTTGCCATAATATTGGTCCTCCTTTTACTCATTAAAATCATCTTGTGCTGTATTCATTGCCGGTCTTTTATCAGATTCCGGTACCAATGTTGGTTTACCTGGTGGCTTATACACAAGCTCACCTAATAGCTCTTCGAATTTCTTCTTTCCGAGCATTGTGCTTATGGCAGTGATGCCAAGAAGCTTTTTCTCATACGGGTCGTAGCCCGCGTCTTTTACTTTGGATGCCACAGCGGCTTCATCAGTAAATTTTCTATTGGATCTTCCTTCTACGATTTTCCAACCATCGAAGTGAACACCGGACTGAGCCTGCTGTAAGGCATATTCTTTGATGTCATTTCCCCAGGAAATCATTTCATCTATCTTTGCTAAGATAGCGGCGATTTCTATGTCATCCAGGGTAGCTGGCATTTCAAAGTCATATTTTGCAAGCTCAAGATTGTATTCGGCGCGCTTTCTGCAGGTGGCTTTTACCTTACAGAACTGACAGTGATCGCCAGCCTTGAATTCTCCTTCGCCTACATAAGCAAGCAATGCGGTAGGTGCCAGGACTTCATCGGCCCATTTCAGAAGATCCTCTCTGGAAATGGTGTAAGTGCTGATGTTGTCACGTCTTGGCTGGAAGATGGTCATTTTAATCTGGTTAATGTCATAGATATCGCCGAAAGCTTCCAATGCACCTAAGGCGTAGCACATCATCTGACTGTTTCCGCCATGCTCATCATCACCGGCACTTACCAGGACACCAAGACCGTGTTTGTAATCGATAATCTGTAGAACCTCATCTGCAACGATGACACAGTCACCGGTTCCAAAGCCGTTTTCAACCCAGCGGGAGAAGTCCAGTCTCTGCTCAATCATGACCTGTGGATCCTTACAGAATTCCTTGGCTGCTTCGATTTGTTCCAAAACATAATTCCTGTATTCCTCTGCGCAGTTTTGCATTTCAGCATCGTAGAATGTCAGGTTTTCTGTCGGATCAGTGACAGCTCTGCCAAGAGCTTTTTCCACAAGATAGGCGCACAGCTCATGACAATCGGTTCCCTGCTGTGCATATTCGGATGTTTGATCCGTAATATTGGCACAGAGCTTTGCGCTTGGTGGGCAGGCTAACCATCTGTGGCTGGCAGAAGCGGAAAGGTATGCATGTTTAGGCATTTCCAATCACCTCTGCTTCCTTAAGAATGGCTGCATAGTCATCAGGATTTACCTGCTTTAACTGCTGTGCACCATATTTCTCAAGAAGCTCCTTGACTTCCTTCTTATATCCGGCGGCTGATTTGGAAGCGAGTACTGCACGAACATCTTCCTTGGTATAGGTAGGTTCCGGTGTTCCCTCTGCTTTAGCCGGTTCAGAAGACTTTGTAGCTTTCTTGGTTGACTTGGGTTCTTTTTTTTCGGGTGCTTCTTCGGTAGAAGAGAAGATGTCTTTGATTGCGTTAGCAGCTTTGATCATTCCTTCGCCGCAGGCAATCATTTCATCAAGCACCTGAGATAATTCACTCATTTTGCTCATCTTGTTTTCCTCCGTTTTCTGTATTCTGTTGTCTTAGATTGGCTGCCAGTCGTTTGGCTACAACACTGATTGCGATGAGAGTGTCAATAAGCTCTTCATCGATGGATGGTGTAGCCTGCTGGCTTTTATCAATCGTTTCTGTCTGCATCTGCAGCACCTCACTTTCCGAATGACTTTCGTGCCTTTCTATCTTCCTAAGCGCATCTGGAAATTGTTTTTCCGGTCGGGAGCATATTTTTTTGAAAAAGTTTTGAAAAGAGCCAGGGCATTTTTCGCTTATATAAGGAAGCGATGCTGCTCTGGCTGTTGCTTTGTAAATATTTTTTTAATTCGACCGGAAAAGTGTAGGTCAAACCCGCTTAGGAAGTTAGGAGGATTTTGTTCCTTACTTTTTTAGAAACGAGGTTTGAGATATGCAGGTAACGATTTTTGCAGCAAACTGCATTGGTCAAGCCGCAAACTGTAGCTATCCCAATAAGGTGACAGTAGTCACGCCGGAGCAGCTTCGGGAGGCGGTGAAGGCAGATCATGTTTGCGCAGAGTACAAAGGAAACTATCGAGGTATTGGTAATTTCATTCGTTCAGATGTGATTGTCATGGATATTGATAATGACCATTCAGAGGAACCGGCAGAGTGGATTACAGCTGAGAAGCTGGAGGGAATATTCCCTGATATGGAATATATGCTTGCTTCCAGTAGACATCATCTGCTTCCAAAGGAGGGCAAGTCAGCCAGACCGAGATATCACATCTATTTTCCTATTTCAGAGATTGCAGATGCAGAAGTGTACGGAAATCTGAAGAAGGCGTTACAAAAGGAATATCCCTTCTTTGATGGAAATGCATTGGATGCAGCAAGATTTATCTTCGGTGCTGATTGTGAAGAAGTATTGGTACATGATGGCTGGATGACTATTGATGAAGAAATTGATGTCAGTCAGTTAGCTGAGGAAGAAGATTTTGATTCCGAGGATTCGGAGAGCGCATCTGGTGGGCAGATTCTGGAAGGTAGCAGAAATAATACTATGAGCCGTTTTGCCGGGCGTGTGCTGAAACGCTATGGAATTACGGAAAAAGCACACGAGGCATTCTTAGAACATGCAAAGAAATGTGATCCGCCGCTACCGGAGTCGGAGCTTAAGACTATCTGGAACAGCGCAGTGAAGTTCTTCAAGAAAAGTATCGTGAATCAGGAGGGGTACGTACCGCCTGATGAATATAATACAGATTTTGAAAGTGCTTCATTAAAACCTGAAGATTACTCGGATATCGGGCAGGCAAAGGTATTGGTTCGAGAGTATGGGAATGAATTGAAATATACGAGTGCTACAGACTTTTTAAGATTCGATGGGGAATGTTGGCGAGAGGATAAGCAGATGGCGATTGGTGCTGTTGAGGAATTCTTGGATCTGCAGCTTCAGGATGCTATGGATGAAGTGGCAAGAGTGGAGAAGGCTTTGGAGGATGCAGGTGTACCGAAGGAATCTATCCAGGCTGGTCCGAAGGAGCTTCTGAAAGAGGTTGATGGAAAGCTTATTCCTTTGGTTTATATGCTGATGGGAGCCCAGACTTATTTGAAATTTGTGCAGAAGAGACGTGATTACAAATATATTGTGTCTGCGGCGAATACGGCGAAGCCGATGATTGCTATTTCCGTGTCTGATTTGGATAAAAACGAGAATCTGATTAACACACCTTATGCAACCTATGACCTTCGAAAAGGGCTTGCAGGGGAACTGCCTCATAATCCGGAGGATTTGATTACTAAGATTACGGCCTGTTCACCCGGAGAAGAAGGGAAACAGATATGGTTGGATGCTTTGAAGCTTTTCTTTTGTAAGGATCAGAAGCTGATTGATTATGTGCAGGAGACTGTTGGCATGGCTGCAATCGGCAAGGTGTACCAGGAGAATATGATTATTGCTTATGGCGGCGGTGCTAATGGTAAGAGTACCTTTTGGAATACTATTTTCAGAGTACTTGGCAATTATGCAGGAAAGCTTTCAGCTGAGGCACTGACCATGAATTGCAAGAGAAATGTGAAACCGGAGATGGCAGAGCTTAAGGGGAAACGTCTCATCATTTCTTCGGAAATGGAGGAAGGTATGAGACTGAATACCGCTGTGGTGAAACAGCTTTGCTCTACAGATGAGATACAGGCAGAGAAGAAGTATAAGGATCCGTTTTCATTTGTACCGTCACATACATTGGTTCTCTATACCAACCATCTTCCAAAGGTAGGAGCCAATGATGACGGTATCTGGAGAAGGCTGGTGGTCATTCCCTTCAATGCAAAGATTACAGGTAAAAGTGACATCAAGAATTATGCGGATTATCTGTTTGAGCATGCAGGTCCTGCAATTATGAGCTGGATTATTGAAGGGGCGAAGAGAGCGATTGATAAGAATTTCCATACAACACTTCCGGATGTCGTAGAGGCTGCTGTCCAGGCATACCGCGAGGAAAATGACTGGCTGGGGCAGTTTCTGGAGGAATGCTGTGAGATTGATCCATCTTATAAGGAAAAATCGGGTGAATTGTATCAGGCTTACAGAGCGCATTGCATGCAGAACGGCGAATATATCCGTAGTACCACGGATTTCTATTCTTCGATGGACAAGGCTGGCTATAACCGTATTCGCAAGAATACCGGAGTGCAGGTCGTGGGATTGAAGCTTAAGGAAGGACAGGATTTTTTGGAGTAAGAAAAAGCCCTTTTGTGTAGGTCGTTAACCTCAGTACATAAAAGTCCCTTTAGGAAGAATTTGAATAAATATCTGCTTAAAGGAGTTTTACGGAACGAGGTACTCGACCTGCACACCTGTTAAGAATGATGGAGACGTGCGATGCGTGAAAAATATATTGAACAGAAATTAGTGAGAGAGGTTAAAAAGCGTGGTGGCTTGTGTGAGAAGTGGAATTCTGGTTCATCGGGCTGGCCGGACCGACTTGTTTTATTACCTGATGGGAAATTTGGGTTGGTGGAAGTGAAGGCGTCAGGAAAGAAACCAAGAGTTTTACAGGAGCACAGGCATGACCAGCTAAGGTCTCTTGGATATAAAGTATTCGTCCTGGATGATGCAGGACAGATTGGGGGGATTCTTGATGGAATACAAACCACATGATTATCAGCAGTTTGCAATCAATTATATATTAGAACACCCGATAGCAGCCGTGATACTTGGGATGGGACTTGGTAAGACCAGTATTACGTTGACAGCCATCGAGCAGCTTATTTATGACAGCTTTGAGGTAAGTAAGGTCTTGGTGGTAGCACCACTTAGAGTTGCGAGAAATACCTGGAGTGATGAAATCCATAAGTGGGATCACCTGAAACATCTGAGATATTCTATTGTTCTTGGTTCTGCAGCTGAGAGGAAAAGAGCTCTGGAAGCGGATGCAGATATTTACATTATCAACCGTGAAAATCTGCAGTGGTTGATTGAACAGAGTGGCGTGAAGTTTTTCTGGGATATGGTAGTTCTGGATGAGCTATCCAGCTTTAAAAATTGGAACAGTAAACGCTTTAAGGCTTTTATGAAGGTTCGCCCGAAGGTACAGAGAGTAATTGGACTTACCGGAACGCCTTCCAGCAATGGACTGATGGATCTGTTTGCAGAATTCAAATGTCTGGATATGGGAGAAAGACTTGGAAGATTTATCAGCCAGTATCGTGTGAATTATTTTGTGCCAGACAGGATGAATGGTCCGATTGTTTATTCTTATAAGCTAAGAAATGGAGCTGAGGAACAGATTTATGAGAAGATTTCCGATATCACGATTTCCATGAAAGCCTTGGATCATCTTCGGATGCCGGAGCTAATCAGTAACAGTTATCCGGTTTATATGGATGCCGATGAGGCAAAGATATATACGGACATGGAAGAGGATTTATTTATTCCTTTGAAGAAGGGAGAGATTACAGCGGCAAATGCAGCAACTCTTTCAGGGAAGCTCCTTCAGATGGCAAATGGTGCTGTGTATTCAGATGAGGGAGACGAAATCGTTATTCATGATCAGAAGTTGGATGCCCTTGAGGATATGATTGAAGCAGCAAATGGCAGACCTGTTATGGTGGCTTACTGGTTCAAACATGATTTATCAAGGATTATGCGAAGACTTACTGAGAAAAAGATTCCTTTTGAAAAATTGGATTCTGAGGAAAGCATCAGAAAATGGAATCGTGGGGAACTGCCTGTGGCATTAATACATCCAGCTTCTGCCGGGCATGGTTTGAATCTACAGTCTGGTGGAAATATGCTGATATGGTTTGGTCTTACATGGAGCCTGGAATTATATCAGCAGACTGTAGCTAGATTATGGAGGCAGGGACAGACAGCGGAGACGGTTGTGGTTCAGCATATTATTACTGCAGGTACGATAGATGAAGATGTCATGAAGGCGTTAGCTAATAAGGATATGACACAGAATAGATTGATTGCTGCAGTAAAAGCGAGGGTAACACATGGCAGGTAAGAACCAATTTGAAGACCCATATGAAAGACTTGCGAATGCGATTATCCTTAGTGCGGTTGCTGATTACAGAGCCGCACTCAAAAAGGTAAAGCGTAATCCCAAAAGCAAGTCGGCAATAGATGAGGCCTTACAGATTGAGAAGTTTTTCAGAAGTTCGTGGTATCAACAGCTGACTTCGGTAGATGGAGAGTTTCTAATCCGTAAGCTTCAGGACGAAATAAGACAATCAGAGTAAATCCGAGGGAAATTATTTTTTTCGGAGGTGGCTTATGACAGCTAAAGAGTATTTGAAGCAGGCATATCTGTTGGATAAGCAGATACAGGTTGAGGTTAAGGAACTGGAACAGCTTCGTGAGATGAGAGGTACAATTCAGGGATGTTCTTATGGAGAAAAGATTGGTACCAATCCGAATAGAAATCTGGAAGCGCCGTTTATAAAGACCATTGAAAAGATATGGGATTATGAGCAGAAGATTGATGCACAGATAAACAGATTGGTAGACCTACGTTCAGAAATCAATGCGGCGATTGAAAGTATGGAGAACCCAGAGGAAAGACTTCTTTTGAAATATCGTTATCTGAAAAACGAGAGTTGGGAAGATATTTCCTACGAGCTTAATGTGTCATACAGAACTGTGCATCGTATTCATGCATCGTCACTAAATAATTTTGTTGTACCGGAATAAGGTTGGCACACTTTGTCCCAACATGGCATAAGCATATATGTTACTATGATATTGTAGAAAGTGTACGACGAAAGCAGAGCCTTGGAAGCCAAAAACTTCCGGGGCTTTTTGCGCGAGTAGCGATGAAAATGCCGTGCTTGCACGAACATTTGAGGAGCACCGCGACAACGAGAAAACTTGTTTTCGAGTTATGGAAGGAAGTGAGCACATGCCTTATAGGAGTAACATACCATGTAAACATCCTGGCTGTGCGGCACTCATTCCGCACGGTCAGATGTATTGTGAGGAACATAAGCCTTTACATACAAAGGACAGAGCTCATGCGGCAGAGCGTGGTTATGGTGCTAAGTGGCAGCGTGAGAGAAGGAAGTTCTTAGAGAGCAATCCATTCTGTGTGAAGTGTTATGAGGAAGGTCATATAACTATGGCTACCGTCGTGGATCATATCGTTCCGCATCGTGGAGACCAGAAACTCTTCTGGGATAGGTCGAATTGGCAGCCTTTATGTGAGCATCATCATAATGTAAAGACGATGACCGAGGATAGATTTAAGGAATATCGGTTCTGATGGAGCAAGGGTAGGGGGTATTTGAATCTTCGCAGGCCTTAGGCTACAAGACCGGCGCCCCCTTTTCTGTGCAAAATCGCGAAATGGAAGAGGGGGTATCGTAGAATAGCAGTAACTGAAATGGAAACTAAATGAATAAAATGATATAAAATGGTAACTATAATATTGACTTTAATTTGTGTGTGACATATAATAAGCATGAGGTAGAATGACTTTTGTTGATTGGAGGAAGTTAATATGTTTGATGTGAATTCCATGATAGCTGCAAATATTGTAGCAATTCTTAAAAAACAGAATAGAAAACAAATAGATTTGGCAGGGGCATTGCAGACAAATAAACAGACAATAAGTAAGATGCTTAATGGTTCAAGAATGATTAATGCGATAGAACTGAAGCGTATCGCAGAGTTCTTGGGTGTTAAGATGGAAGAACTTACCAAGCTTCAGGGAGATTCTGTTGATACAGATATTGTTCATGCGTTCATGGGAAAAGTTGAATCAGAGGAAGCTAAAGAAGCACTTAATATTGCTGATAAGCTTTCAAACATGATTCTTTTCCATAGTCGAGTTAGAGATAATGGTATGGCTATGATGAAACCTTGGGAGGCATAATGGGAGATACTTTTTTTGAAAACTTGTTTTATAAGCAAGAGAAGCAATTTGAAAAAATAAATGATTTATCAAAGGCTTTTGCTGTAAATTACTGTGGAAATACCATTATTAGAGAATCTATTTTTGGCATAGTTTCAAATTATGCACGTAAGAGGGAACTGGCTCTTGAAGTGCTTCGTTATCCATTTAGGGATGATGAATTATGGGCGTTTACCTTTGTGAAGAAGGGTACGATTTTCTTGTGTGTGAATACAGAACTGCCAATGTGTAAGCAGATTTTTGCAACGGCACATGAGTTATATCATATTCATTGCTATGCAGAGGATATTAATACCAGCACTATTACATCAGGTTCTTTATTGGATTCAAAAACGGTTGATGAAGTAGCAGCTACGCAGGAAGATCTTGAAGCAAATGCTTTTGCAGGGTTGCTTTTGATGCCGGATGCCAGTGTGATAGAACAGTTTAAGATGTTTGGAATCTCAAAAGAGAATATGGGGATTGATGATGTGCTGATTCTTATGGATTTGTTTGCGCTTCCTTACAAAGCAGTTGTATTGCGCTTAGTAGAGAGCGGTGTGATTACAGAAGAGAAGGCCAGAAATCTTTATCAAGAAAAAAGTGAAAGCATTGCAATCAGAATTGAATTGACTGGAAAAGCAGAACAGTGGCAGCAGAATAGTGGAAGTTTACTCCGCTATGGAAGTTTGTTGGATAATCTGGCTTTTAACTCTGAACACGAATTACTTGTGGATAGTAGAGAGGAATCTGATAGGGCATACTTGGAAAAAATCGGAAAGGAATTTCGGAATCGAAAATAAGGTGAGTATATGGCAAATGAAAAATATGCCTTGCTGGATACTGACTTTATATCCAAGATGCATTTGATACGCAAGGATGATCATAATAAATTAATAGACAAAATTATGGCAATGCCAGGCTATTGCTTTTATTGTCATAAACAGATTCAAGTAGAAATCATGCGTCACAATATAGCTGGGGCACCAGAATGGTTTCAGTCGAAAATTGAATCAAAATCAATATGTATGTATGACGATGAAATGATACTGGATGAATTATCAGGAGTCTATGGTGAATGGGCTATCAGCGCATATGCAGGAATGCTTAAAACTGCGTGCGATGCATATAAAGATGGATATTTTGAAGAGAAGTTTGTTCTTGTGTCTCAAATGGACTGCCGCAGTATAAGTAGAGAAGATTTTTTGAAGCAACTGCAAGATGATTGTGACACTATCGGCGAGGGACAAAATCTCGGAGAACTGAAGTCATATGTCTTATTGCAAGTGCTGAATTTGAAGTTCGGTGAACAAATCTATGTCTTTTGTTCTGATGATAAAAATGCCAGAAATGGTGTAATCAGTATAGGCGGAGCTAGATGTATTAGTGTATTGTCATCGTTTGTAAGGCTGAAAAAAGAAATTAGCTTTACGAAAGAGGATGCTATGCCATACATCGATTCTTATATGAATACTTGTTTAGGAAAAGATCAAACAGCATTCAGGGTTCAAGATACTTCAAAAGAGAGGCGAATGTGCAGGATACCATGTGAGCAAGTATTTGAAGAGATATTTGATGGGAAAATAGATGAGTTAATAACTGGAAATTTAAAATACATATAAATATTCATCATGAGGATCGTGTAGAAATACATGGTCCTTTTATTTTCACGAGTAGTAAGGAAAATGCCATGCTTGCATGAGCATTTGACGAGCACCGCGATAACCCAAGAAATTGATTTCTTGGGTGTGCAGAAAATTAAGGAAGGAGGGGATTCCAGTGGCAGGAAGAAAGCCAAAGCCTACAGCGGTTAAGAAACTGGAGGGTAATCCAGGTAAAAGAAAACTGAATACGAAAGAGCCAGTTCCGGCAAAGGGAATGCCTGACTGTCCGGAGTGGCTGCTTCCAGAGGCGAAGAAAGAGTGGGAACGACTTGCGGATCTGATGAACCAGATGGGAGTTCTGACCGAGGTGGATATGGCGGCATTTGCTGCATACTGCCAGTCTTATGCCAGATGGAAGGAAGCGCAGGAGCATATAGATTCTGAGGGGTCGACCTTTGAAACGGATAAAGGATATCAGCAGCAGACACCTTGGGTTGGTATTGCAAATACCAATCAGAAGCTGATGCTGCAGGCGGCATCCGAGTTTGGGCTTACGCCTTCATCCAGATCACGTATTGTGGCTGGTAGTGCAAAGGGGAAGGAGCCGGAAGATGAGATGGAGGCATTGCTTGGGGGTGATTCTTAATGGCAAAGGAACCAAGACCAAAGGGATATCCGAAGCTTAAGAATTATAAACCTTCCCAGTTCATGCTTCCGACTTCACATTATGATAAGAAGAAAGCAGACAGGGCAGTGACCTTTATTGAGAATCTTTGTCACACCAAAGGTAAATGGGCAGGAACACCATTCTGGCTATTACCGTGGCAGGAGCAATTGATAAGAGATATATTCGGGATTGTAAAACCTGATGGGAACAGGCAGTTCCGCACTGCATTTGTGGAGATATGTAAGAAAGTAGGTAAGAGCGAATTAGCAGCAGCAGTCGCTCTTTATTTATTGTATGCGGACAATGAGCCTTCCGCAGAAGTGTATGGTGCAGCGGCTGACAGACAGCAGGCATCCATCGTATTTGATGTGGCAAAACAGATGGTAGAGATGTCACCGGCTCTGATGAAAAGAAGCAAGCTGATGGGAGCCACTAAGCGTATTGTGAATTACAGTAATGCCGGATATTATCAGGTGCTGTCAGCTGAGGTTGGCGGTAAACATGGATTTTCGGTGAGTGGATTAGTATTTGACGAAATCCATACTCAGCCAAATCGGCAGTTATACGATGTACTTACCAAGGGTTCGTCGGATGCAAGACAGAATCCGCTTCACTTTATTATCACGACTGCAGGCAATGACAGACATTCTATTGCATATGAACTTCATACGAAGGCAGTGGATATTCTGGAAGGCAGACGTGTGGACCCGACTTTTTATCCTGTAGTCTATGGACTTAAGGACGATGAGGATTGGGAAGATGAGGCAAACTGGTACAAGGTTAATCCTTCTCTTGGATATACCGTTGATATTGAAAGGTTGAGGGATGCATACAGGGAAGCAAAGCAGAATCCGGCTGATGAAATCACATTCAAATGGCTTCGATGCAATATGTGGGTCAGTTCGACCGTTGCATGGATTCCTGATGTGATTTATATGAGAGGCAATGAGCCGATTGATATGGACGCACTTGCTGGTAGAGATTGCTATGCGGGCCTGGACTTATCCAGTACTGGAGATATTACGGCACTGGTACTGATATTTCCACCAAGGGATGAAGAGGAAAAGTATGTACTTTTGCCATATTTTTGGATTCCGGAGGAAACCATTCCGAGAAGAGTGAAAGCCAATTCCGTACCATATGATATCTGGGAGAAACAGGGTTACATCATGTCTACCGAAGGAAATGTGATTCATTATGATTTCATCGAGAAGTTCATCATGGATTTATCCGAGAAGTATCACATTTTAGAGATTGCGGTGGATAGATGGAATGCGACTCAGATGATTCAAAATTTGGAGGGCGAAGGTTTTACCATTGTTCCTTTTGGTCAGGGATTTTCTTCAATGTCAGCTCCGACGAAAGAATTCTATCGCTTACTGATGGAGGGAAGAATTATTCACGGTGGGAATCCAGTGCTTAGATGGATGGCAGGTAACGTTGTTATTGACACAGATCCTGCTGGCAATATTAAAGTAACCAAAGCTAAATCTAAGGAGAAGATAGATGGCATTGTTGCCGCAATTATGGCGCTTGATAGATGTATACGTCAGGAAGGGCAGAGTGGCAGCGTTTACGATGAGAGAGGATTGTTGGTATTTTAAGGAGGATGTATGGGATTTTTCAGTAATTTATTTCGGGGAAGGGGTGCTCCTTCTAACAGTACAGCTGGAAGCGGGTGTGGATTCTTTATGGGGAGTACGGCTTCCGGGAAGAGAGTGAACGCAAGGAGTGCCATGCAGATGACTGCTGTGTATTCCTGTGTGAGGATTCTTTCTGAGGCGGTGGCGGGTCTGCCATTGCAGTTTTACAGGTATAACGATAACGGAGGTAAGGAGAAGGCGGTGGATCATCCGCTTTATTTTCTGCTGCATGATGAGCCGAATCCGGAGATGACTTCTTTTGTGTTCCGGGAGACTCTGATGACGCATTTGCTTTTGTGGGGGAATGCGTACAGTCAGATCATCCGGAATGGAAAGGGTGAAATTGTGGCTCTTTATCCGCTGATGCCTGACCGGATGACGGTGGACAGGGATGAGCATGGCAGGCTTTATTATGAGTATCTGGTTTATGACGGGGATGATGTGGACGGAAGAACCGGGACAGATCCGAAAGCAAATGGAAAGATTGTGCGTCTGCATCCGGCGGATGTGCTGCATATTCCGGGGCTTGGATTTGACGGGCTGGTCGGATATTCACCTATTGCCATGGCGAAGAATGCGATCGGGCTTGCCATTGCTGCGGAGGAGTATGGAAGCAAGTTTTATGCCAACGGTGCCGCTCCGTCAGGAGTGCTGGAGCATCCGGGGACTTTGAAGGATCCGGGCAGGGTGCGTGAGAGCTGGCAGTCCACTTTCGGGGGAAGCAGCAATGCCAATAAGGTTGCTGTCCTGGAAGAGGGAATGAAGTATACGCCGATTTCCATTGCACCGAATGAAGCCCAGTTCCTGGAAACCAGGAAGTTTCAGATTGATGAGATTGCCAGGATTTTCAGGGTACCGCCGCATATGGTCGGGGATCTGGACAAGTCCAGTTTCAGCAATATTGAACAGCAGTCTTTGGAGTTTGTGAAGTATACACTGGATCCCTGGGTGAGCCGGTGGGAACAGGCAATGGTCAGGGCTCTGCTGTCTGCGGAGGAAAAGAAGAAGTATTTCTTTAAGTTCAATGTGGATGGCCTGCTCAGGGGTGATTACCAGTCAAGGATGACCGGTTATGCCACGGCAAGACAGAATGGATGGATGAGTGCCAATGATATCCGGGAACTGGAAAATATGGACCGGATCCCGGAGGAGCTTGGCGGTGATCTGTATCTGATTAATGGAAATATGACAAAATTACAGGATGCCGGTATCTTTGCCGGATCTGGAAAGGGGAAGGATACTGGTGAAGAAGTTTTGGAACTGGAAAAAGAAAGTGATAAATCTGGAAAGCGGACAGGAAGCTGAGGAAAGAATCCTGTTCATGAACGGAGTTATCGCTGAGGACAGCTGGTTTGACGATGATGTCACGCCGGCTCTTTTTAAGGATGAGCTGAATGCGGGAACGGGGGATATTACCCTGTGGATCAACAGTCCGGGCGGGGACTGTGTTGCCGCAGCGCAGATTTTTAACATGCTGTCGGAGTATCCGGGAAAGGTTACGGTGAAGATTGACGGGCTTGCGGCATCTGCTGCGTCTGTCATTGCAATGGCCGGAACTGAGGTATGGATGAGTCCGGTAAGCATGATGATGATCCATAATCCGGCGACGGTTGCGTGGGGTGACCATTCGGAGATGAAGAAGGCTATGGAACTTCTGGATGCGGTGAAAGAATCTATCATCAATGCTTATGTACGGAAAACGGGACAGAGCAGGGCGAAGCTGTCACATCTGATGGATGCGGAAACGTGGATGGATGCGAATAAGGCTGTGGAGCTTGGCTTTGCGGATGACATCCTGTTCCAGAAAGAGGAACAGGGCAGTGAAGGCGAAAATGGAGATCCAGGTGCTGGCCGTACAGAAAACGGGACATCTGATTCCGTAATGTTTTCCAGACGGGCAGTGAATAATGCGCTGATGAATAAGCTGGAGAGGCATTATGGAAAGACTGGAAAATCCGTGAAAGATCAGGCGGGGATCGGCTTGAATGGAAATGGTGCTGAGGGGGACGATCCCTGTAATGGATGTTTCGGGGCGGCGGAGAATGTCTGCCAGAAGTGTGAAAAGAAGAAAGTGAATACGAATGTTACAGGGCGTTCTGCGGATGATCTGCGTGAACGCTTAAATTTTATCAAAAAATATATCTGAGGAGGATACGGATTATGACGATTCAGGAATTAATGGAGAAGAGAGCTAAGGTTTGGGAAGCTGCAAAGAATTTTGTGGATACCCATGAGAATGAAAATGGTGTTCTGTCTGCGGAGGACAGTGCAACCTATGAGAGGATGGAAGCGGAGATTGAGGATCTGACAAAGGCGATTGACCGCCACCGCAAGGCTGAGGAAACAGCCGGTAAACCAGCCGCTGACCGGGAAGCCTTATGCAGGCGGCCAGGGTGAGCCAAAGACAGGACGTGCTTCTGATGAATACCGCAGGGCAATGCTGAATGCACTGAGAAGCAACTTCCGCCAGGTTTCCAATACCCTTCAGGAGGGCGTGGATGCCGATGGTGGTTATCTGGTTCCGGAAGAGTATGACAGAAGACTGGTTGATGTTCTGAATGAAGAAAATATCATGCGCCGTCTTGCCACAAGAATCGTGACTTCCGGGGAGCATAAGATCAATATTGCAGCTACCAAGCCAGCGGCAAGCTGGATCGAGGAAGGCGGGGCGCTGACTTTCGGGGATGCGACTTTTGACCAGAAGATTCTGGATGCACATAAGCTTCATGTGGCGATCAAGGTAACTGAGGAACTGCTTTATGACAATGCCTTTAATCTGGAAAATTACATCCTTGTCCAGTTTGGAAAGGCACTTGCCAATGCGGAAGAGGATGCCTTCCTGAACGGAAACGGAACAGGGAAACCGACCGGTATTTTTGACGGAACAGGCGGAGGGCATCTGCTGAATACACTGGCTGCAGCTTTGAAATCAGATGACATGCTGGATCTGGTGTATGGCCTGAAACGTCCGTACCGTAAAAATGCATCCTTTATCATGAATGATGCAACACTGCCTTCCCTTAGAAAGCTGAAGGACAATAACGGTGCTTATATCTGGCAGCCGGCTTATCAGGCAGGGGAACCGGACAGAATCCTGGGGTATAAGGTGGAGACTTCTGCCTATGCACCGAAGGACGGCATTGCTTTTGGGGATTACAGCTATTACAACATTGGTGACCGAGGAAACAGATCCTTTAAGCAGCTGAATGAACTGTTTGCAGGCAATGGAATGATCGGTTTTGTTGCAAAGGAACGTGTGGACGGAAAACTGGTTCTTCCGGAAGCCGTGCAGATTATGAAACTGAAGGCAGACTGATTTTTTGAATAAGGGGACCGGCAGGAGAAGTACAGGCCTGCCGGTTCTGTTTTGAGGTGATGCAGTTGGCAGTGACAGTGGATGAGATGAAGAATTACCTGCGTGTGGATTTTGAGGATGATGATGCGCTGATCGGGGATCTGATCAGGCAGGGGCAGCAGATCTGCATGGATGTGGCAAGGATTGTGGATGAGGATGAGTTTGAAGATCTGCAGGGGACGAAGATTGCCGTGCAGTATGCGGCTGCCTATCTGTATGAACACAGGGAGGAAGCGGATCACCATCAGCTGGTGATGGATCTGCGGAGCCTGCTGTTTGGAGTGAGAAAACCGGGATTCTGAGGTGGTTGGTTTGAATATTGCATTGATGAATGAAAAGGTGATTTTTCAGAAATGTTCTGTTGTAAAGGACGGGATCGGAAATCACAGGAATGAGTGGACAGAGGATTACTGCTGTTTTGCTACGATAGGCGGTGAGGGGCTTGCCAGTTCCAGGGAAGCGGAAACCGCAGGGACTGTGGTGGAAGATGTGGGAATGACTGTGACGGTGCGGTACTGTAAAAAGACTGCAGGTATCCGGTCTGTTACCCACAGGATCCTGTTTCGGGATCAGGTGTATGACATTGTGAGTGTGGATCATCTGAATTATAAGAAGAAGTGTCTGAAATTCACATGCAGGAAAGTCCGGAGGTGATCAGATGGCAGGGGACAGATGTACGGTCAGCCAGATGGCGGATGTGATTATGGAAGGCATGGAAGAGTATGCCAGACTTGCGGCGGATGATGTGAAAAAAGCAGTGAAGAAGGCAGGGACACAGGCAAGGAAGGATATCCAGGAGAATGCCCCTGTGAAGACCGGTGCCTATGCAAAGAGCTGGGCGGCGAAGACCACGAAGGAAACTGCCAATGCGATGGAAATCGTGGTGTATTCCAGGAACAGGTACCAGCTGGTCCATCTGCTGGAGTTCGGCCATGCGCTGAGAAAAGGCGGCAGGACAAGGGCGTTTCCCCATATTGCGCCTGCGGAGGAACGGGCTGCGCAGACTCTGGAACGGGAAGTGGAGAAGGCACTGAGGTGATCAGGAGGTGAAAGCATATGACACTGGAAGAACTGGCAGGGATGCTGGAAAAGGCTGGTTTTCCTTTTGCTTATGACCATTTTGCAGAAGGGGAAAGCCCGGATCCGCCGTTTATCTGCTATCTGCTTCCCGGCAGTGATAATTTTGCGGCAGACGGACGGGTATACTTCCGGATCAGTGAAGTAAGGATAGAGCTATACACGGACCGGAAGGATCCCGGGGCAGAAGCCCTGGTGGAAACAGTTCTGGATGATGCCGGGATTTTTTATAATAAGTCGGAGGTCTGGATCCAGAGCGAAAAGCTGTATGAGGTGCTGTACAGTATGGAACTGTAATGATTTGTTTAATGATGGAGGGATAATATGTCTGATAAGAATAACAAGGTGAAGTATAACCTGAAAAATGCGCATTACGCTTTACTGACGATCGGGGAGGACGGGGCGGTGTCCTATGCAGCACCAGTGCCGCTTCCGGGGTCCGTATCACTGTCCCTGGATGCCAACGGGGAGCCGGAGAATTTTTATGCAGATGGCATTGCGTATTATGTGATCAACAACAATATGGGCTATGACGGGGATCTGGAGCTTGCACTGATTCCGGAGAGTTTCCGGACGGATGTGCTGAGAGAGAAGCTGGATGCCAAGGGCGTTCTGATTGAAAACTCGGACGCAGAACTGGCACTGTTTGCCCTGCTTTTTGAGTTTGACGGGGATGTGCGCCATATCCGGCACGTGATGTATAACTGTTCGGCTTCCCGTCCGAAGATTGAGGGCAAGACCAACGAGGAGAAGAAGGAAGTGCAGACGGAAACGCTGACTATTAAGGCCACGCCATTGTCGGATGGAAAGGTGAAGGCAAAGACAGGGAATACTACGGATGCAACTGTTTATGCAGACTGGTATAAGTCGGTGTATCTGCCGGCTGCAGATCCGGCTTCTCTGCAGGCTGCCGATGGCGGAAAGTCTGTTGTGGATGCTGCAGGAAATGGAAAAGCACTGAGCTGAGGAGAATTCAGATATGAGCATGATGAAGAAGATTGAGATTGACGGGAAGGCGATTGCTTTTAAGGCTTCTGCCGCTATTCCGCGTATTTACAGGATTAAGTTCCAGAGGGATATCTACAAGGATTTATCTGTTTTGGAAAAGAGTATTGGGGACGGAGACCCGGAAAAGTCCTCACTGGATCTGTTTTCCCTTGAGATGTTTGAGAACATTGCGTACGTGATGGCGAAACATGCGGATCCGTCTATTCCGGATAATCCGGAGGAATGGCTGGATGAGTTTAACACATTCAGTATTTATCAGGTTCTGCCAAAGCTGATCGAGCTGTGGGGAATGAACATCAGGACGGATGTGGAGGCTAAAAAAAACTTTATGCAACAGACCGTGAAATGACAACTCCCCTGTTTCTTCTCCGGTGTGTGCAGCTGGGAATTTCCATCCGGGATCTGGATCTGCTGACTATCGGGATGGTGAATGATATGTTTGTGGAGAGCAGGAACGATGAGTATAAGGGATGGAGAAAGGTTGCCACACAGGAGGATTTCGACGTATTTTAACGATAATGAAAGCATTTGTCAGGCAGGTGCTTTTTTTGTGCCCGGAGTGATCCGGGTATTTTTGTGCTTTTTTTTATGGAATTTAGGGGGTGAGCCGTATGGCAGGGAACAGAATTAAGGGAATCACTGTCGAGATTGGCGGCGATACCACAAAATTGCAGACTGCCCTGAAAGGGGTTAATACAGAGATCAGGAATACGCAGAGCCAGCTGAAGGATGTGGAGAAGCTTCTGAAGCTGGATCCGGGGAATATGGAGCTGATCGCGCAGAGGCACAGGCTGCTGGCACAGGCGGTTTCTGAGACAAGGGAAAAGCTGGAGACTTTGAAGACTGCACAGCAGCAGGCGGATGAGGCACTCCGGAACGGGACGATTTCCCAGGACCAGTATGATGCACTGCAGAGGGAGATCATTGAGACGGAGCAGAGACTGAGGAGTCTGGAAGAGCAGGCGAACCAGTCTGCAACTGCATTGCAGAAAATCGGGGCGACCGGTGAGAAGCTGCAGACAGTTGGAAACAAGATTTCTTCTGTGGGACAGAAGCTGCTTCCAGTGACGGGAGTGGTGACAGGGCTTGGAACGGCGGCGGTGAAAACTGCCGCTGATTTTGATTCTGCAATGAGCAGGGTGGCGGCTGTGTCTGGGGCAACGGGATCTGATTTTGATAAGCTCAGGGACAAGGCCAGGGAGATGGGTGCTAAAACAAAGTTCTCTGCGACTGAGGCAGCGGATGCCATGAATTACATGGCGATGGCCGGATGGAAGACGGAGGATATGCTGTCAGGTATTGAAGGCGTTATGTATCTGGCTGCGGCATCCGGGGAAGACCTTGCAACGACTTCTGATATTGTGACGGATGCACTGACGGCTTTTGGGCTGACTGCAGGGGATTCGGGACATTTTGCAGATGTGCTGGCGGCCGCTTCCAGCAATGCCAATACCAATGTGTCCATGATGGGTGAGACGTTTAAGTACTGTGCGCCGGTTGCAGGGGCTTTGGGATTTTCGGTTGAGGATACGGCAGAAGCTATCGGGCTGATGGGGAATGCGGGTATCAAGGCTTCCCAGGCTGGTACTTCCATGCGTTCCATTATGACCAACCTGACCGGGGATGTGAAGCTGTCAGGTGCGGCGATCGGGGATGTGACCATTGCTACCACGAATGCAGACGGATCCATGAGGAGCCTGTCTGCGATCCTGGCTGACTGCAGGGGAGCTTTTGCAGGAATGACGGAAGCTGAGAAGGCGAACAATGCGGAGGCGCTGGTCGGAAAGAATGCCATGTCAGGTTTCCTGGCACTGATGAATGCGGCTCCGGAGGATATTGCAAAGGTGTCCGGGGCGGTGAATAACTGCAAGGATGCGGCAAAGAACATGGCGGACACCATGCAGGATAATCTGGAAGGACAGCTGACTATTTTGAAGTCACAGCTTCAGGAGCTGGCGATTTCTTTCGGGGATCTGCTGATGCCTGCGGTGCGGAGTATTGTTTCCGGACTGCAGGGGATGGTGGACGTGCTGAATGCCATGCCGGACGGGGTGAAACGTGTGATCATGATCGTTGCACTTCTGGCTGCGGCTCTGGGTCCTGTGCTGATCATCATAGGCAAGACCCTTTCGGCCATTGGAACGATTATGACATGGGCACCGAAGCTTGCCGGTGCGATCAGTGCGGTGAAGGGTGCTTTTGCGGCGCTGAGTGCCACGATGATGGCAAATCCGATCGCTATTGTGATCGCTGCCATTGCAGCTTTAGTGGCGGCTTTTATTTATCTCTGGAATACCAATGAGGAGTTCCAGCAGTTCTGGATCAGGCTGTGGAATGAGATTAAGGAAGTCGCTGTCCAGGTATGGACGGCGGTTTCGCAGTTTCTGGTTTTTGCATGGAACGGGATCCGGAATACGGCGGTGGCTGTATGGAATGGCATCAGGGATTTCTTTTCCGGTCTGTGGACTGGGATTAAGACACTGTTTACAACGGTTGTCACTGCAATTTCTACTTTCCTTGTGGGAGCGTGGAATGGGATCCGTGCAACGGTCATGGCGGTGTGGAATGCGATTTCAGCATTTCTTGGTTCTGTCTGGAATGGGATTAAGTCTGTTATTACGAATGTGGTGAACGGTATCCGGACATTTTTGCAGAGTGCATGGAACGGGATTCGGACAGTCATTACTACGGTGATGAATGCAATCCGGACGGTGATCTCTACGGTATGGAATGGAATCCGGACAATTATTTCCACGGTGCTGAATGGAATCAGGGGTACTGTCAATTCCGTGTGGAACGGAATCAGGAACACGATTTCTTCTGTGGTGAACGGGATTAAGAATACAGTTTCCGGTGCGTTTAATGCCATGTGGTCCGGGATCCGGAGCACTATTTCCGGAATTTATAATACGATCAGGGACGGTCTGGGAAATGCGGTGAATTATATTACGGGTCTTGCATCTGCCGGATGGCGGTGGGGTGCGGATATTATCAATGGCATTGTGAATGGCATCCGGAGCTGTATTGGTGCGGTTGCCGGTGCGGTGACGGATGTGGCGAACACGATCCGGGCACATCTGCATTTCTCAGTACCAGATGAAGGACCTCTGACGGATTTCGAGAGCTGGATGCCGGACTTTATGAGTGGTCTGGCTGAGGGGATTGAGAAGAGCAGGGGAATGGTAAAGGCGGCTGTGAACAGTGTGGCTGCGGATATGGTGGTTTCTCCGCAGATGGCTGTGGCAGATGGCGGTGTGATGACCGGTACGGGATCGTCCGGCGGTGCGGATCTGACGGCTGGCATTGCGGCGGCGCTGAAGGATGTGCTGGGTGATCAGAAAGGACAGCAGGGGGATCTGGTGATTCCGGTTTATCTGGGAAGCCAGCTGCTGGACGAGGTGATCGTGACGGCTCAGCAGAGAATGAGTCTGAGGAGCGGAGGTAGATAGGATGGCTTTTTTTCAGTATCTTGTGTTTGACGGGGAGAACCTGCCGCTTCCGGATTCTTATGAGGTGGAGCTGGAGGATGTGGAAGCGGATTCCGGCGGTGAGACAGAGGCAGGGACGACGCAGAGGGATGTGGTGCGGCATGGTGTTGTGCGGATCCCCGTGTCGTTTTCTGTTACGGCGAAGTGGCTTAAGAAGCTGGCAGGGTATGCGAAGAAGGATAAGATCAGTGTGCAGTATTTTGATGTGGAGACAGCGGAACTGAAACTGGCGGAGATGTATGTGACTGGGTATAAGGCGAAGCTGAGGAAAGATACCAGTTATAAGGGGCTGTGGACGGTGAGTTTTACGTTGAAGGAGATGTAAAAATATAGGATGACGTTAGTAAGATGAATTAGGTCAGTTTACAAGGAACTACACGCAGACCACGAAACGGGGGCTGCTGACAA